CCGCCTTTACGATCCAGGAAGAGGACGGAGAGTTTGTGCTGTTCTGGCATGGCGTGGAAGACGAGTGCCCATTCACGACGGAGCTTGTCGGAACTGATTATGCCCTGAACTTCACATATAGCGATTCTAACATTCTTTAACAAAAAGGAGGAAACACCATGGGCACACAGACACAGAGGGTCGGCACCGTAGGCCATACGCAATTCAAGGCAAGCGCCGCTCTCGGAAACAACAACGCCGGATTTCATAACGCGCTATACCGCGGGAAGTATCTCGGCGACCACGTAACGGACGACCAGTACGCGCAAATCAGCGCCGGAACCTTTGACGACTTGTTTGTCGGCGACTATTGGACAATTTCCGGCGTGAACTACCGGATCGCGGCCTTTGACTACTGGTATAACACCGGAGACACGGCCTGTGAAACGCACCACGTTGTCATTGTTCCGGATACCTGCCTCGTTGCGTCCTGCAAAATGAACAATTCGAACGTTACGACCGGCGCGTACATCGGCTCGGACTTCTACACCGGCGCGAACAGCAACACCGGCCGCGCGACGGCCCAGGGCATCGTGAACAGCGCCTTCGGCGCAGCTCACATCTTGAGCCATCGGGAATACCTGATGAACGCCGTAACAAACGGCTACGAGTCCGGCCAGAGCATCTACGACGTAAAAATCGAGCTGATGAACGAGCTGATGGTGTACGGGTCCAATATCTTCCACAACATCACGAACGGGACCAACCTGCCCTCCAATTACACCATGAGCAAGAGCCAGCTCCCGCTTTTCCGGTACCGTCACGACCTGATCGGCATCCGTGCGACCTGGTGGCTGCGGGACGTCGTGTCCGCGGCGCTCTTTGCGGTTGTCGACGGCCACGGCAGCGCGACCTACGACTCCGCGTCCTACGGTCGTGGCATCCGGCCGGCTTTCGCTATCGCAGCATAAGCGGATCCTGAATCCCCGGCCCTTGTGGCCGGGGTGGAGGCGCGGAGGAAATGAGCGTACCGAAAGGAAGGCGCCAGGAGTCCAGATTCGAGGCGCAGCACAATTTTTATAAAGTCCGCGGAGAAGTGACGGCGCTGGTATTAAATGACTTCGGATTTTCGGAGGAAAAGTACCGAAAGAAGATGGAAAAATACCGCGCCGCACATTCAAAGGACGCGAACATCGACGACATAGTCGCCAGGTGGGAACGGAAGAACGAGGCCTTCAAGAAATGGTACATAGATGAGGAAGGCCGCGCCGTGCTGGATATCATGCGGGAGATAGAAAAAGCCTTTACAACGGGCAATAGTATTTTTCCGTCAGAGACGCCGGCAAAGGTCCTGGAGTTTCTTGTCCGGCGCTGGTACATGAACCGGGCCATCGGGCTATGCTATGCACTAAAACAGGAATTGAACTATATAATCCGAACGCTGCCGGTTGATATCAATAAATACGAGCGCTTTGCTGAAATGATCGACAGGCAGATCGCCTTATATAAGGGAGTCCGGCAGGCGGACAACAGACTGATCAAGCCCAGGAAACCGCAAAAGGCCCGCACAATCGAGGGAGAAGCGACGCGACTCTTTGACAGTCTCGCGAACATTATCCGGAAGATTGCGAAAACGGAGCGAAACGCGGAGGACGGGGACCAGGGTGACCTTTGAGCGTGCGAACTGGTGGCTGCGGGACGTCGTGTCCGCGGCGAACTTTGCGAATGTCAACAGCAACGGCAACGCGAACAACAACAACGCGTCCAACGGTAATGGCATCCGGCCGGATTTTGGAGGCAGGATAAGTCCTCTTTGTTAGGCGACAGCCTCACCGAAAGGAAAGGTCATCCTTGCCGAAAGGCTAAAAGACAGCGCGGAAACGCGGAGCCGCGCGCGCCGGTTTGTCCTATGCGGCGAGATACGTCGAGCCGATATCCGGGGCTTAATCCTTTACAAGAAGGAGGCGCGCTTTTCCCCGTGGGACTATCAGACCTTAACCTGTTATATGATTCTTTCCTGGCGTCCCTGAAGGGCTCCGCATGGAAGGAAGAACCGCAGCGCTTTGAAATTGATTTTCTTTCGGAAATCGTCAAGCTGAAGCGCGAGATCGCGTCCAGGGAATACAGAACATCAAAAGGCACCGAGTTTACCTTGAACGAGCGCGGGAAAATCCGGCACATACACGGCGCGCGCATCCGGGACCGGGTGATCCGTCACGCCTTCTGCGACGGCGAGCTCGAACACGTCCTGCGGCCGCTGCTGATCCATAACAACGGCGCCAGCCAGAAAGGAAAGGGCCTCGCCTTTTCGCGCCGGATATTTGAGCGCGACCTGCATAATTTTTATTTGAAGTACAGGAACAACGACGGATATATCGGCTTTATAGACTTTTCGAAATTCTATGACAATATCCGCCATGACCTTGTGCGGGAAATGATAGGCCCGCGGATATCCGAGGAAGGGCGCTGGCTGCTGGACGAAATCCTGAAAACCTTTGCCGTTGACGTCTCATATATGACGCCGGAGGAATACGCGGGCTGCATGGCCCGGAAGTTTAACTCCGTCGCATACTATGAACAGGTACCGCCGGAGAAAAGGACCGGCGCGCGGTTCATGCCGAAAGGCGTGGACATAGGCGACCAACTCTCCCAGGATATCGGGATATACTTTCCGACACCGGTCGACATTTACGCAAAGGTGGTCCGGGGCTGCAAATGGTACGGCCGTTATATGGACGACATGTACGTTATTTGTAAAGACCGCGCAGACCTTGTGGACATTATCCGCGGAATTATCGCGGAGGCGCGGGCCATGGGTATGTTCATAAACGAACACAAAACACACATAGCCCGCCTGGGGGATACCTTCAAATATTTACAAATTAAGTATAGCCTGACGCCTTCCGGAAAAGTGATAAAGCGAATCAATCCGAAATCAGTCACCCGGGAAAGGCGGAGGCTTGCGGCGTATAAGCGCCTGATGGATTGCGGCCGCATGTCCTATGAAGACATAGAGCAGGCGACGCGCTCCTGGCTCGGGGATTATGCGCGGATTATGTCAAAGAAACAAATTCGGCACATGAAAACGCGCTACAAAGCGCTTTTCGGAAAGGAGATAGCATGGAAGCCATTATCAGATTCAAGAACGGGGACACGATCACAGCGGAGATGAACGGAAATTGTTTCATCACACCGGAAGAGCCGGCCTTTCCTGAAGACCTCTCCATGGTGGCAATCATGGCCGACGGCCAGGAAACCCTGATGGAGTACGTTATGGTCCAGCCGGCGGCCGCCGTGGATAATCGGTTCTGGTTCTGCTTTGTGGAGGAATCCGCACAGGACCGGATGCTCCGCGAGCTGGAAGAGAAAAACCGGTTTTTGGAGGACTGCCTGATGGAAATGTCCGAGGAGGTTTACAAGTAATGATTTGGATAATCCGGTCGTTACTTTGTCGCCTATTATTCGGGAAAGGAGGGGAACTCATGATGGCGATGCTTTGGGCGCAGCGGATTATGTCCGCGCCGACGCTGGAAGAGGCCCACGCGCTCTGGTACAGAGTGCCGCGCCTGCTGAAAGAGAAGGTCCGGGAAATCCTGATCGAAAGCGGCTGCGAGGACCTGATCCCCGATGAAGACTGACAAAAACAAGGAGGCGACCGGAAACGGCCGCCTCCGGTCGTTCTTTGAAGTCGTGGACAACGGAGACGGAACCGCGGATATTTACTTCGATAAAGGCACCGTGTTTCCGATGAATGACGACATAAACGGCGGGTCCGACGTGGACATTCTCTGCCGGGTTATGAAGGGCGTCCAGTTGTTCCCCGGCATCGAGGACGACATCCGGGAACGTTACGAAAGCTGGTACGAAAGCGCGGAGGTTATTTGGTTATGATAAACGCGGAACAATTCGCAAAGGCCGGCGACAAGTACATCGGCCGGAGCTATGACGACATGGACTGCCAGAAGTTCTACGAACAATGCGCAAAGGATACCGGGCTCGCGCTGGACCTTGCCGGCAGCAATGCCTGGTACCGGAAATTTATCCAGACCGGATGGACCGGAACGCCGGAAGAGTGCCGGCGGCTCTTCGGAAGAATCCCGGTCGGAGCTACGTTGTTCATTCACGCCTTCGACGGCGGAGAAGAAAAGCGCGGATATCACGACGGCCTCGGAAACGCGAGCCATATCGGCATAGTAACCAGAAGGACGGGCGCGGAAATGGTCCAGGAAACCGGGCGAACGGATATGAACTTCGGCGACGGCGCCATCCATTCCTCCGGCAGCCGCGGCCACGTCTGCACCAGTAAATTCAAGGACGAGACCATCCCGAACGGCGGGTGGAACATGGTCGGTCTTTCGTCTCTGTTTTTCTACGGGGACGATATCAACAGCAAGCTCCCAGGCGGAGGCGGAGACGAACCAGGACCGGAACCTGAGCCGGGTCCGGAACCTGAACCGACGCCGGCGGAGGTTTGGGCCATTGTCACCGGGCCGAACGGTGAGCGCGTGAACACGCGCAAAGGCCCAGGGACCAATTACGGACAATCAAAGGCAGGAAAGCTGAACAGCGGCGAACGGGTACAGGTCCTCGAGACAAAGGGCGACTGGTCCCGGATTGCCTGCTGGCCTTCCGGCGTCTGCTGGTATTGCTGGATTATGTCAAAGTATCTCACAGCGGAGGATTCGACGCAATGGGATCCGGGCGACGGTTTTCCGGAAGACCCGGCGGAGGATACGGACGCGCCGTGGGACGACGACGGACCGGCTCCGGGGGAATACGTGACAATCCGCATAAAGGCGGAGGACGCCGTGCACCTCTATTCCTTCCTTGACCTGATAAAAAATCAGATCATCGAACAGACAGGAAGGGGGTGAGATTGTGGAAATCGTTCTGAAAGTCGCCAGCATTGTCGGGGTCCCGTCGATCATTTCCGGGCTTTTCGCGCTTTTGGTTGCGAAAATGCTCAAGAAACGGGACAAGAAACAGGCGGAGATCATCGAGCAGAACCAGGTCATGGAAGCACAGAACAAGGCTATTATGCTCGGCGTTCAGGCCTTCCTCCGGGACCGTCTGCTCCAGGGATACCGGCATTATATCGCAAAAGGCTGGGCGGACTATGACGACCGCGAGAACATGGAAAACATATATAAACAATACCATGCCCTCGGGGCCAACGGAATCATGGACGACATGAGGGCCCAGTTCCGGAACCTGCCAAGTCAACCGAAATCATGAAGAAAGCGAGGGATATCAAGTGAAAAAATTGTTTTTCGCCCTTTTGACTGCGCTGTTTGCCGTCATGCTTTGTTCCGTCGCGCTCGCTGAAGGCGAGCTGCCCACGGAGCCGTTCACCTGGCAATATATTGCCACCATCGCCGGCGCGACGGCCGCGACCTTGTTAATAGTCCAGCTTTTGAAGCTGCCCCTGGACAAGGTTTGGAAAATCCCAACACGGGTGTGGGTGTATATCATCGCCCTGGCTTTAATGATAGCCGCCGCGGGATTCACAACCGGCCTCGATTTACAGACAGCGCTCCTGACTGCGGTAAATGCGGTCATTGTAGCTTTGGCGGCCATGGGAGCCTATGAAATGACATTTAACAGGAACGGAAACGGCTGATAATCTGGCCGTAAAAGTGGCCGCAAAAGTGGCCGCACAAGTGGTCGCGCTTTTTTGCGGGCCCTTGTTTTTCAATGCTTCCAGAAGTCGCCACATGAAATGAAAATATTATAAGAATGTAGGAAAATCAACGCCTCCGGCCTCTTTTCGATACATTGACATCGTGGGGGTCATAGGTTCGAGTCCTACTAATCCCACAGCCCCGGCCCTTGTAAATCAAGGCGCCGGGGTTTTTCTTTATCTTTGGCCGCTACCATCGTGGGGGCTTTTGGCCGCAAAAGTGGCCGCACAGCCGGAACAAATCTGGGAAAGTCAAGCCCGGATCCGGACGGAATCTGGGATAAATGGGAAATATTCCGGGATAAATGAAAAACAGCCCGCCGGAAGTCCGGGCGGGCACCTGCGTCGCTTTTCGGGGAAAAGCGGAAGTTTTTTGACAAGCTGCGTCGCTTTTCGGGCATTTTGCGTCGCTTTTTGAAAATTTGCAAGCCACAAGCATGGACTTTTTAACCGGCGGACGCGGCGGAGGCATCCGGAACAGGGTGCTCTTCGTCGAAAATATCCGCGACGATATCCTGAAGCCCGGGCATTAAATAGCCGTAAAGGTCCATCGTTATTTTGATAGAGGCATGGCCCAGGCGCTCTGATATAATCTTCGGCTGGACGCCGCGCCGGATCAGCATGGCCGCGTGGGTGTGCCGGAGATCATGGAAGGACGCCTCCGGCATCCGCGGCCGGTTTTTCTTTTCCCGGTCCGAGTTTATTTCCCGAATCAGGCGGAGGACCGGGTGCGAGTAAGACTTCAGGGAATACGGGTCGCCGGTTGAACGGACGCAAACGCGGTGCCCGGGGTTGTGCTGCATTGTGTGAGCATTGGACCGGCCGAGAAATTTAATATATTCTTTGTTCAATTCAGCCATAACGAAAGCCGGCATAGAGATGGTCCGGGACGACAGGTCCGTCTTCGGATCCTTTTTGTGTTCTTTGCCGTCGGGCGTCATGGTGACAACTTCCCGGATTGTCAGCCGGTTATGGTCAAAGTCTACCATTTCCCAGACGAGGCCGGCACATTCCTCCCGGCGGAGGCCGCCGTACAGGGCGAGCAACAGCGGGATCCGATAATCACGGCACCGGCGCGCCGGGGAATCAGCCGCGGCCACCAGGTCCTCGACGTCCGCGTCCGACAGGATCCGCTGCTGCCTTTTCGGGACCGTCGGCAGCTTGACGTTCGCGAGAGGGTTTACCGGGATCAGCCGGGAATCCAGAGCCCAGGAAAGAGACAGGCGCAAAGGCTCTGTATAATCCAGGGCCGTCCGGATTGCGACGCGCTGGCGGAGTTGGTCCAGCAGCAAGGTAAAGCGCGCCGTGGTCATTTTCCGGACGGAAAGATCCGCGACGAATGTTCCGGAAAGCTGGTCTATTCCGTTTGAATACTTCGCGCGCGTCGTGGCCGCCCAGCCGTTGACGCCTTCTGCAAACCAGCGCTCCATCAGCTCCGCGCAGGTCATTGTGTCGCCGTTGACGTCGATCCCGGCGGAGGACTTCGCCTCGAGCTCGCGGGCCGCGGCCCAGGCGTCCTCTTTCGTCAGGAAGCCGGAAACGCGCTTCTCCTGCCGCTGGCCGTAATCATCCTCGTAATAATACCGGAGGCAGTACTTTTTGCCGCGTTTCTGAACCCATGCCATATAATCACCAACCCTTTATATAATCGGATAATAAAAGGCGGAACCCATTTCAAAGAAGGGAGGAAACCGCCGTGGAGAAGATCAGGGAAGCCATAATCGCGCACCTGAAGCTCCTGACGCTTGAAGACCTGCGGCTGATATATCAGCTTGTCAGGAAACTGGCGCGGAAGTAAAAACCGGGGAGGCTTAAACGCCTCCCCTTTTTCGTCTTTCAATTTCAGCAAAGGCGGCGTCCAGGGTTTTCCACCATTCCGGGTCCATTTCCACCAGGGCGTCCACAAGCATCCGGAGCCGGTCCGGCATATTCTGATAGGAATTAAGGATTTTATCCGCGACAGCATCATCCACGACGGGATCCTCCATCGGGCCCTCGCCGGTTTTCAGCCATGCGTACGACACGCCGAAAGTTTTTGATATAGAGGTCAGCACCGCGTTTGAAGGCTCGCGCTTGCCGTTTTCATACAAACTGACGGCGGAGACAGTAAGGCCGAGAGCTTCCGCGAACCTTGTGAGGTTCAGGCCGTTCTGTTCTCTAACCTGTTTTATACGTTCTTTCATGGTCCGCACCACCTTTCGAAAATATGATAACAAATTTTCTTTACAGA